GTTATCCACAGGCTAAGTAGTTGATTCTAAAGGCAAAACATGAGTTATCCACAGAAAACGGCTTCCTTAATAACTATAATATAAATAATAATATAGTTTAACTAGTTTAACTGTAGTTATATTTATATTGTAGTTAAGTATAATTATACTAGTTTAATTATACTAGTTTAACTATATTATAATCCCGACTTACAATATATTAACAGATAACTCCTAAGTGATTGATTTAAAAGGTGAAAAAAGAAAGTTTAGAAAGTTCTTGCAATTCGAGTAAAATTTTGATCTAATACACCCAGTCTTGAGAACCGACTATAAATATCAATCTCCGAGTGCTGAGTATCACCGGATTATAAATATAACTGCTCAATAATTTACAGGAGAAGAGAATGAGAGAGAAAAATCCATTTGCAAAAACCCGCCCCGTAGATAACCCCTACGAAGTTTGGGAGAATCCACAGGGATGGACTTGGCATGTCCTCAAGAAGTACCAGCTAGAACGTAATGAAAAGGAGTTTGCACGCTGGTTCTGCGCGGTAAAATCGCCCATGACCTACGGTGAATGGGAATATGGCGACGTTTACAAGTCGGAAATCATGGAGTTCGCTGTACGAACTGACGTAGATCATGACGACAAGCGACCTGTAGAGCCGTTAGATGCATCACTTTTTAGCGGTTCAGATGCGAAACTTTTGAAGGCATTAGCGATATGAAACTCGGAGAAGCCATAAAATTCGCAAAGCCGGATTTGTTTGAATTGTCAGAATCCAGAAAAGATCTTCTGTGTAAGAGGATTCTGGACTCAAGCACCGAAACCCTCATATATTTTTCCAACCAAATCGACTCGGAATTACAAGATCGAGATATGAGGGATTTTGGCGATGAAAAAGAGCGCACTGAAGAACTGAAAGGGGGGAGTTAAATATGGCAATGCAAAATTATGATCTGATGTCTCTAATATGCGATGAGGTTGCTAGACAATTAGGGATAGACCCAGATATAGACAACCCCGATTTTGAAAAACTGTATGACGATATCAGCCAACCAATACTCGCTCTATTAAATGCGCGGGATGAGAGGAGCATATAAAATGAGATTAAAGAATCTGGCTGAAAAAGCACACGATAGGAAAAAATTGAAGAATGCAACGGCGGGGCTAATGGAGTCTCTCGATAGTTTCTTCATGGAAGCAGAAGATAAGGGCGCTCGCGGTTATTTCGAGTGCGCCTACATGCTTGGGACAGTCTTTGAAGATCACTGCAACGTGCAAAATGCAGAGAGGCGGGTGAAAGAGAAGTTTGTTGCTGACCCTGACGATGATCGTGAAATTGACTGGAAAAACACAACATCCATATGGATATACAAGCAGGAGGGTCTACATGTCGAATAAATACGTTAAAATATCCCCCAGTGGCGAATTGATGGGCGAACCCTCACTGGTTCATCCCGACTTTTACTGGGAAGAAGATGAAGAAGAACTATTATTGCAACAGTGGCAGCAGTCAGAAAACGACAAAGAAACAGGTAGTTAAGGGTTATCTGTTATATAGGTACGGCAATGGATAGGTTAGATCGCGCAATGAGAGTGTTGCGTAATCTGCCTAACCATGCTGTAGCCACGCAGAGAAGAGCGGGTCAGGTTGCCGGTGACGATCTAAGAAACCGAGCAATGAGCGCAATTGAAGTAATAAAAAAATACAGGGGTGATAAGAGAAAGGTTGACAGGTGCATGAGGGAGGCATGGCACATTTACCGGCGACTACAAAACATGATCGGAAAAGACTTTTTTGTGGACAACAATAGTGATTATCCATATAGAACGGTATCACTTGCACCCGACATCTACTCGGGCGGTCTTGGATTCAGGCATATCAATTGGGATGCAGAATCCATGATGGCGGTTCCGAGAAAGCCGGATGACTACAACCCATTCTGGAACCCCTCTTCTGGTAAAAGGGATGAGAATGGTTTATTATTAGACTTGATGGATTCAGACTATTGGGTATTCAAAGATGGTTACAAAACTTTTAAATGAGGATGCGGTTTACGAAATAATAGTGGAACTCTATGCAAAAGAAAGAACGATAAAAGATTTATCTCAAGAGTTTAATGTTTCGAGACAGGTAATTGCCCTGATAAACGAAGGGCGCGCCTACAAAATGGACTACTATAAGTATCCCATCAGGACGTACCAAGATTCTCTAATAATCAGGGAAAGAGATAAGCTAAAGAAAAAACAGGAGAAGCGGAGTGGAAATACAAGTTAAGGAAGATGAGTTAAAACCTTATCGGAAAATAACAGACGCACAACGGAAGATACGATCTGCCGGTGATTTTACTCAAGAGGTAATGGACTATTACATGTCCGGTGAGAAATTACAGGGCATACGGTTGCCATTTAAAGAGTTCGACAAGAGATTCAGGCTGAAACCTGACGAGTTGACGGTGCTAGCCGGTATTAACGGCGCGGGGAAGTCATTACTGGCATCTCAAATGCTTCTGCATGCCGGAGATCAGGGATATAAATCCCTTACAATTAGTATGGAAATGTCACCTAAAGCTATCCTTGCACGCCAGTGGAGACAGGCAAGCCTTCAAGCGGAGCCTAGCTTAGATGCGGGTCTGGAATTCGCCAGATGGTCGCAGGACAAGCTGTACTTCTACGATCAGCATGGATCCGTAGACCCCAATACACTGGTGTCGATCATACGCTACTCGGTAGAGAAGTTCGGGATTAAGATCGTATTGGTGGATTCACTCATGACCATGAGCATGGCGAGTGACGATTGGAATGGACAAAAAGCCGTTGTTAACGCGCTTGCAAATGTGGCTAGAAACTGTGGAATTCATGTCATGCTGGTAGCTCATGCTAGAAAAGGAAACAGTGTGGAAGATCGGCTTGATAAGTGGTCGGTTGCAGGATCCGCTGATATTACTAACAGGGCTGACAACGTGATACTGTTTGGTAGAACGTTTAATACTGACCCTAATGATCCCGATGCATATTTCAATCTGTGTAAGGCTAGAAACTATGACAACGGTGAGCATGAAATGGACTTGCACCTATGCTTCGCATCCCTCAATTATTATTTGAAGGATGATCTACCGAAGGCTATCGGTGTATCGGATGAAATCAAGCCTAAAGGCGGTATAATGGGCGAACTTGAAAGGATGGCACTACATGACCCCTCAATCGGCAAAAGCAAAAGGTCGGAAACTCCAAAAGTGGTTTCGGCAGTTGCTAATTGACCAGTTAAACATCAACCCAGAGGATCTGGAAAGCCGGAGTATGGGAGCCGGAGGTGAGGATTTAATTATGTCATCTGGGGCTAGACAAATGTTTCCATATTCTGTAGAATGCAAGAATCAGGAATCACTCAACGTGTGGAGCGCATTTGAGCAAGCAAAAAAGAATTCGGGAGTTTACGAACCAATCTTGATTATCAAGAAGAATCGTAAAACCCCACTAGCTGTAGTAGATGCAGAACATTTTGTTCAACTTTCAATGGAGAAATAAAAATATGATAAGACGATCTATGGAGCCTTACGATACATTCGGCTCACTAATTGAAGAGATGTTTTCCCCGAAGTACAATAGAGTTATAGATCAGGTTGGAACTAAGGATAAACCATCTATAGTGACAAGGGGAGAGTGGGTTGAAAGAAAGTATAAGGCGTGGCGTGAAGAGGACGGCTCTTACCATGAACAGTTAATCGAAGAAGACGGAGAAAAATAAATGAAAAAGGTAGAGATAGCTCTTAAAAGACCATTTGATCCCAGTAAGCTCAAATGGCGTAAGGGTCAGGGCGGAAGCGGTGAACTGGTATACATAACCGCCCGAGATGTGATGGATAGGTTAGACCAAGTGTTTGGTGTTAGTGGTTGGTCAACCAAATACGAGTGGATAGGTAACCGCATCGTATGTAAGCTATCGTGCGAAGTAAAAGGAGTTTGGGTAACCAAGTCAGATGGTGCTGACGACACCAACATAGAGGGTGCAAAAGGCGGGCTGTCGGATGCACTGAAGAGATCTGCCGTACAGTGGGGTATCGCTCGTTATTTATATCACCCCAACGCATTTGATAAGAATAAGAAACCGGCTGCGTGGGCAACGCCAGAAGGTTTTGATGAATTGATGGCAAAGAGGGAGGGGAAAGAGATTGAGCAATGGAAAAGGGAGTATAACGATGGGCTTCAAAACTGAATTAGGGGAAACAATATTTAGGCAGAAGTATGCCTCTAATGCCCACGAAACTTGGGAAGACCGAGCCAACACCGTAGTTAACTCCGTCTGTGGAGACATGGATGGTCAGAAAAATAACTTAATGGCAAAGGATGACCGCGATCAATTAGCGCGGTACATCCAAGAGTTTAAGTTCATGCCCGGTGGAAGATACCTTTGGTATTCGGGACGTAATGCTAGGTTCTATAACAACTGCTACCTATTAAGGCTGGAGGAGGACAGTCGTGAGGAGTGGGCAGGTGTCACCCAGAGAGCCATGTTAAGCCTAATGACCGGCGGTGGAATAGGGGTAGACGTATCCATCTGTAGACCGAGTGGCAGACAATTGCGACGTACAGGGGGGATAGCATCTGGGGCGCTTCCGCTGCTTTATACGCTGAATGAGGTAGGAAGGAACGTAATGCAGGGCGGTAGCAGAAGGTCAGCGCTGTATGGCTCTCTTAATTGGGCGCATGAGGACGCTGTTAGCCTACTATCCGCAAAGAACTGGCACGAAATGTATCTGGGCAACCAGAAAGAATACACAGTGTCAGACATGAAGAAATTAAACTTTAA